GAGGGAAGTGTCGAAGATAGCTATGCCCACACCGACGAGTATTATGCTGATATTGACCGTAACCAAGCAATGTGTGGTGATGGTGACTCTGGGGTTGACGGACGCAATGATTTCGACTATAATCTCTATAAGTTTAATGAAGCTGAGTTAATTAATGAATTTCAAGAGTATGTCGACTCGACTTACTCAGCCCATTACTCGAAGAATAAATTCCAGTCAACTGAGTTTATTATTGACTGCGGACATGGTGAGGGTTTTGCCCTTGGAAATGTTCTTAAATATGTCCAACGATATGGCAACAAGAATGGCTATAATCGTGCGGACTTAATGAAAGTATTACATTATGCGTTGATCGCATTACACAATCACGACTTACAAGAACTGGAGAGATAGATTATGAAAATTAGTGAAAGCACCTTTGAAGTTTTAAAGAACTTCTCAACGATAAATCCATCGTTATCATTTAAGACTGGCAACGTGTTACGAACTGTATCACCCCAGAAGAACATCCTTGCGTCTGCTGTTGTAAGTGAATCATTCCCACAAGACTTTGCCATCTATGAGATGAATCAGTTTCTTGGGTTGACTAGTTTGTTTGAGGATGCTGTCTTTGACTTCGGCTCATCGTCACTAACCGTCAGTGAAGCGTCACAACCAAGTAGTCAATGTCGCTACACATACACTGATCCGTCAATGATAACTTCTCCACCCGAGAAGAATCTTGAGCTGCCTGATCCTGAAGTTCAATTTGATATGACCGCTGCCAACTATAAGAAAGTTGTCAACGCTGCGAATCAACTGTCATTGCCTGAAGTTGTTGTTCGTGGTTCGGACGGCACTGTCTCTTTGGTTGCTACTGATACAAAGAATCCAACTTCTAATGAGTTTGGTCTGTCGGTTGGTAACACTGAAGCTGAGTTTGAGTTCATCTTCAAGACCGAGAATCTGAAGTTTATGTCTGATGATTATAAGGTTAGTGTATCGTCTAAAGGCATCTCCCACTTCCTCGGCTCTGTTGTTGAGTATTGGGTTGCTACTGAGGCTGGAAGCAAATACAATGGGTAATGGGAAAGTCTTCCTAGAGATAGGCACGTGTGATTTTGACACGTGTCTTCCTCTCGCTGAAGCAGGTTGGTCTGGATATATGATTGAGGCTGATCCACGTTATGCTGAAATTATGGCTAACAAGACAGCCCAATATGATGTCAAAGTTGATAACATGGCTGTATCGAATAAGAATGGTACAGTTGCGTTCAACCAAAGCATTCAAACCGATGACTGGGCGCGTGGGATTGGTGTTGTGGACGATGCGGATCATTTAGGTGGGCGCATGTTCAGTCGCCCAGCTAACGCCCATCTTCTGTTGGATAGGATTGAAGTGCCATGTTGTAGACTGGACACTTATCTCATAGAAAACGAGATTGGTCATATTGACTTCATGAAGATCGACGTTGAGGGGCATGAGTTAAATATCCTCGGCGTGTACAGCTGGAAAGTTAAACCCACATTTGTTAAGATTGAGCATGCGCACATAGATGATAGCCTTATCACAAACATCTTGCATAAGCAAGGTTATATGACATGGGTTGAGTCTGAAGATATTTATGGTGTGATATAATTAAATTGAAATATAACTTTACAATGGAGAAACACAATGAGCAATATTATTTTACCGTCTAGCGATTCAGACAAAGAACGAATCAAAGGTTGTATGGAAGAGATCAGCAACTCGTACACACGGATGGAAGCAGAGCGTGAATTCATCAAAGAAGCGATTGAAGCTCTTGCTGATGACGTTGATGTGCCAAAGAAGTACCTGAACAAATTGGCTAAAATCTTCCACAAACAGAATCTAAGCGAGACTGTTGGTGAGATGGAAGATGTTGAGGCATTGTACGAAACGGTGTTGAAGTAGTGTTGACGTCTGTGGTTAATGACTTGATCAAACACCTCAAAGAGGGTGTGGTCGAAGTTACTTTTGAGAAGATCAATGATGGGGGTACAAGGGTGATGCCTTGTACTCTCAATCCTGAGATAATCTTAGAGGAGTCTGGCTCTGCTATCACCGTGAGTTCTGTTTCTGGTGGCTCTGCTGACATCCCTGTTTGGGGAATTGATGTTAAGGCGTGGAGATCATTCCGCACCAATACTGTGACTGGATGGAGACCGATCAGTGACTAAATGGATATTTGTCCATAACCCAAAAGCTGCTGGAACCAGTATGCTTGATTGGCTTAGACCGACTGACATGACTGTCTGTGATACAGAGGGTGGTTCGTCTACATATGACGCTCTCTGTGATCATAGCGGTGTTGTTCCTCAACACGGAATAGCATATGAAGCCTCTCGCGTATTGCCAAAGGAAACATTCGACACACGCTATAAGTTTGGCTTTGTCAGAAATCCGTTTGATCGTGAGGTGAGTATATACGCTTCTCAGTGTATCGCTGAATGTAAGTGGGATGTGTCTTTCGCCGACTGGGTTAAGTGGAGATACGATGAAGCTGTAGTGCTGGACGTTGAATCATCCGACTACGACTACCAATGGAACAGAGGCTTTTGCATCAGACCGCAGATCGGCAACTTCATTGATCCCGATGGTAATAGTCTCATGAACTTCATTGGTCGTTATGAGTCTATAAAACAAGACTGGAAAATAGTCGCGGATGCAATTGGTCTGCCCAGTTTCTCCAAACTCGCATATTGGAACTCATCGATGAGGGAGTATGACTATCGGAGTTACTACACTGATGATGTGGTTGATATAATCACTGAAGCTCATCATCTAGATCTAGTGACATTTAACTATGAGTTTGAGAGAGGCATGGTATCAAGGGACATCAACATCCCCGAAGACCTCAAATTAGACCTGCCAGACACATACAACTTCTACTATCAGTCAGGCGGTAGAGGTGCGGTTGTACCATTTTCCGCTTGACATACCACCTATCTTGTAGTATAATAGATGTATATTGAGGAGAAAACTATATTATGTTGAATGAATTTTTGTATGTTGAGAAGTATCGTCCACAGACCGTGGCTGACGCAATCCTACCTAATGCTCTGAAAGAAACATTCCAGACATTTGTTGATAATAAAAATGTTCCAAACTTACTACTCACTGGCACCGCAGGTGTTGGTAAAACGACTATCGCCAAAGCAATGCTTGAAGAGCTGGGTTGTGACTATATCGTAATCAACGGATCCGATGAGGGACGTTTGATTGATACGCTACGCACTAAGATAAAAGGATTCGCCTCGTCTATGTCTTTGGCGGGTGGCAGAAAGTATGTCATCCTAGACGAAGCGGACTATCTTAATGCTGAGACAGTCCAACCAGCTCTTCGCAACTTTATGGAAGAGTATAGCGCCAACTGTGGGTTTATCCTGACATGTAACTTTGTGAACAAGATCATTGCTCCGCTACACTCACGATGTTCTGTCGTTGAGTTCAAGATGGCTGCTTCTGATAAACCTAAACTTGCGGCTCAACTATTCAAGCGTGTCTCTAGTATTCTTGACACTGAGAATGTGGAGTATGATAAGCAGGTGGTCGCTGAGGTTGTGAAGCGCCACTTCCCCGATAACCGCAGAGTCTTGAATGAATTACAGCGTTATGCTGGCACTGGTAAGATTGATTCTGGCATCCTAGTAAACTATGCAGACTTAAACCTGAAAGACTTGATGGCTTCAATGAAAGCAAAAGAGTTCACCAAGGTTCGTAAGTGGGTTGCTCAGAATGTGGATGGCGATACGTCTCAAACATTCCGTAAAATCTACGATACTGCTGGTGAGTATGTTGCGCCGAACAGTGTTCCACAAGTGGTTGTTACCCTAGCCGACTATCAGTACAAAGCTGCGTTTGCGGCAGATGCTGAGATCAACATGATGGCTATGTTGACTGAGATGATGATTGATTGTGAGTGGAAGTAAATGTTCTCTCCAATCAAACCTACTGCAGCGTTCTTTGATACACTAGGTGATTATGTCTACATGTATCGCAGTCGTACCTTGGGTGCTGGTCCAGCATATGTTGGTAAAGGCACTGGTGGAAGATGTTTATCCCACCTGAAAGACAAGGGTTATAGTATTGACGATTGCGTCATTGTAGCAAGAAACCTCGAGAAATTTAAACTGGATGAAAAGGATGCTTCGTTTGTCCTTGAGTCTTACTTGATAGCACATTGGTCGCCAGAAGACAACTCAGTCTCTGGTCATTATAAGGATTGTTTTGTTATGGCAGATTTATCTAAATTGTTTGGTTCGTATGTCGACAGCCAGCGTAATATGTTCTCTGAGATCTCGGATCTCGTTCTATCTAACAGTGAAGTGTTCAACAATATTGGATACACCGAGACTCGTGCATCGTCTTACATTATTGAGACTCCTGCGAAAGATAATATATACTTTGGCATTAAGGTTCAAACCAAAGACCCACAGATCACTTGTTATGTGAAAGCAAATGGTGATAAGTATTTCAAAGCACTTGTTGCTAAGTGTGATGAAGTGCTGAGCGAGTACACGCTTGACTCAAAGTCTAACAAGAACCAAATAAACTTCCAAGTTGAATCGCTTGAAGAAGCGATGGAACTCTGGACATCATTCGCAGGGTAATGTAATGAAAGTTAAAATCGGTAAATATCCAACTTGGCGTTGGTATCATAACTATTTGCATGATTGGTTTGATTATGCTCCTACTCCAAAGGTTAAAGTGAAGATCCATAACTACGATACGTGGAGCATGGACACTACACTAGCTCATATTATTATCCCTATGCTATATCAACTAGCGAAGACTAAGCATGGATCAGCATTGGTCGATGACGAAGATGTGCCTGAGGCTTTAAGAAGTTCTGAGGGTGAAGGTGAGCTAATGGTTCATGATCGATGGGATTGGGTA